CTTTCACAACATAAATGTTACTGATGTATGTAAGTTTACGTTTCTGTTTACGAGCAGCATCCTTACCTGCATCTGTTCCATTATTCCATAACTGAGAGTTATACTCTGATACTGGATCTTTACTACCAAGAGTAGTAAGACTGTTCTCTATATACCATCCACCAGGACCTTGGAATGCATGACTATACAATTTCACAAATGGTAGATCTTCATTATTTGGTGCGGGTAAGAATCGAATAACGGCATATCCGTTACCTGACTTATCGACTTCTAGTTTCCACAAACGGTCATCACCTGATGCTCCGTTAGTGTTTAATTTTTCGACTTCCTTAACTAACTTTGCAGTTAAAGAACCTAGTTTTGATTGCTTTTTAAGATTAGCAAATGACATTTGGATACCTCGGATTAAATTAGATTTCTTTGGATGTTTAGATTATAATAGATTAATTATGATTTGTCAATGTTGTCTTTAAGTTTTGAGATTGTTTCACTCATTCCCTCAAAGAGCAATTTCATATCAGTTCCTTTAGGAAAACCCATTAAAGGAATTGTTTTATGTAAATGTTCTTTCATTTTAATAGCTTCAGCATCATCAGATAATGACAGACGAGTATACATAACTTTCTGCTTATCTAATAATTCTGTCAAAAGATCAATGTGTTCCACCTTTTCATCATATTCCATTGTAGGAAACTGCATCACATTACTATAAAGCATCTTTTGAAGTTCATTAATTTCTTCAAGTTCTTCTTGAATGATTTCTGAATCAAAAAATTTACTCATTTACAATCTCTCTTAGAATTTTTTTATATTGAAACACATTAATATTTAGGAAAGGAACATACTTTTTTATTTTCATACTTACGGTTTCCCACACTGGGTCTTTTAATTTTCGATTAAATTTTTTCCCAAAAGAAAAGATTCTTTCGAAGATTACTAAAGTTTCTAAACTTATTTCTCCTCCCAGATATTTTTTGAGTATTACTGGATGACCTTTCGAACAACTGAAAACTTCTTCTAATTCTTTTTCCGATAGTAATTTCTTTGATTGTTCTTTGAACAAGTAAGTCAAACTCTGTTGTCGTCTCATCCAATCTGCGTACGTTCTTTCTCCAGAATTTATTATTTCTCCAATCCATAAGTTTTGTGGTGTTTCAGTAGTTACAAAATTTGATAATAAAAAATCAGTGATCTGCTGATCAGAATATTTTCTAGATGTTTTTTCAAACCAATACTTATCTTTTCTTTTATTAAAAGATGCCATAGTCGCTCTTGACTTTCCACCATATTTAAAAAAGTCATACCTTTTATTTGTAAAATGACTTTTCATTGAGAGATAAGTTTGATAGGTTTCAAACGGTGTCACTTTCATTCACTTCCTCACTTTCTAATTCTTCAATTGCATCAACGGGAACCTCATTCCCATCAATCAAATACCAATGTTGGTTTACACCAATACTATCAGGTTTTACACCCAAGTATTGTAAGTCAGGGAAAGAATGCTCACGTAACATAGCTTGCAATCTCCAATGTATCAGTTCAGATCTTTTCATTATAAAGGTAGTTTAGCACGAGAAGTCTTCTTCATAAAGTTTAACTGAATTGCATCATATTTCAACCTTTCTTTAAGAGGTTTTGTAATAAGTTTAGTTACAGATTGAATCTCTATGTCATTCATCTCACAATATTGACATATTGCATCTATATAATTTATTTTTTCTTCAGCAACTATTTTCTCAATCTCCATTGAAAATTTAATAGGAGTTATAAACTTACTCTCTATTGCTTTTTCGAGTTCTTTATTTGGTTCCATAAAACTCCAGTTTGTCTTTAACAAATTTGTCGATGTATCTACCAAGAAGTCTGATATACTTGGCCTTGTCAGTTTCTTCATAAACAACGCATTCTCCATTTTCACATGCCATAATAATGACTAATTTTTTTACGGCTATATTTTTCATTTCATATAGCATACAACCATACCCCATAGCTTGAACAAAATAATGTTCAATCCACTCTCGTGGTTTAGGTTTCTTAGATGTTTTGAAATCTATTATTGCTAATTCACCATCATGTTCTGCGATACAATCAACAGTTCCAGCAATTCCTAGTTGTTTACTATATAGTGCACCTTCTAGGGTATGAATTTCATTAATTCTACTCAACTCTTTTTTAGATATTTTGAATAGAAAATTAGATATTGGAGGAACCTCTGGCAACTTATCATTTTTAAGATAATGCTCTGTGAGTGTGTGCATATCAGTTCCACGAGTTGTAGCAGCCTTTGTAATACGATCTGCTTTCTCATTACCAACCTTCTTTCTCCAATTAATAAAGATTTCTTTATTAAAGTGACTGGTGATTGATGTAATGGATACTAATTTTATTAGTTCATCTTCACTTGGAATTTTATAATACCTGACACCATCTATTGTCTCTCTTTGAAGAGGATCAAGTTTTAAGTTAACATGATTAAACATCAAAATTTATCTCTAGTTTTGATAAAAGATATTCCTTAACAAGTCCTGAACGAACTATATCATTAATATCAAATTCTATTATACCAAAAGATGGCATTTTACGCAAGACGTTCATGAAGTTAACAATACCATTCTTATCATTTGTCTTAACTAAATCAGTCTGAGTTGCATCACCACAGAAACATATCTTTGTATTTTCACCAACACGAGTAATAATACTATCAAGTTCATGAAAATTTAAATTTTGAAATTCATCTACAATAATGATTGCATTGTCCAAAGTAGTTCCACGAATAAAAGATGTACTCCAAAACTTAATTGTCTCTTGTGCTTTTAAATTTCCATATAACATTTCAAAGTCAGCATCAGAAGGCATTTGAAACATGTACTTAACCATATTTTTGTATGGTATCTGATAGATGTCTGCTTTATCCTCATGATCACCAGGTAGAAATCCTATTTCTCTAGTTGATACAAGAGATCTTACTAGGTAAATTTTTTCATATGGAGTACTTTCATTCAAAACATCAGCAAGTGCCTTATATAATGTAATAAATGTTTTGCCAGTTCCTGCACAACCGTAAGCAACTATATTTTTTTGATCATTATATAAATCAAATAATTTTTTTTGATTGTCTGACAATGGTTCAATATCAATTAGATATCCATTATTAAGAGGTTTTTTCCTCTTCATTTGTTTAGCAGTCAAACCAACTCCAATAGGTTGCTCCGAACTAGATCCTCTTTTTCTTCTTGCCATTTTAGTCTGTTTCTATAGCAGATTGAGTTGAAGATTCATAAGATCCTTTATTTGCTAATCTTCCAGAAATACCTCCAGACTTTTCAGCACTCTTTAGAACCTCACCCCAACCAGGATTTTTATTAACCAACTTATCTCTCCACTCCCCAACCTCACCTACACCTGGACATGTAGTTGGATCAGAAAAATCTCTCTGCCATTGAGGATTATCTATTTTCCACTGATCCCAATCATGCACACTCATTATAACTTCCTTAGTTTCACCAGTTTCTGTATTTTTAACAGGATATGTCGCCATAATTATAAAGTAATGTAGAATTATTTAGACCCATTCAAGGGCTTCTGAAACAGCAGGAAATTGTTCGGTAAACACCTTTCGGCATCCTTCCGCAATCACCATGTGTTCTTTCTGTGTTCCGTGTGCAGACCTTAGATTAATATAATGAATCCATGAACGACATGAACCAGTCATATAGATCTTAGTCGGTGTACAAAGTGGTAGTACCATTCTAGCACACTCCTTTGCCACACCCTCTTCAATCATTTGATTATACAATGCTTGTGAAGAACTAAACAGAGTGATCATCTGACGATTCAATTTATCAACAACCTTCGAATCTAAATCATCTATACTGTTCTGACGATTCTTTGTATCTTGTCTACGCAACTCTGGTAATTCAATCTCACCTAGTTGATTGCTCTTTGCATATCGTTGGGAAAATTCTTGGAACGTAAAACTACGATGCCTTAGAATTTGTGCTGCGATTGCACGAGTAGTTTCAATCTCAAGTGTCATAGTAGATTGTTCAAACACAGACCAGTGGTTATGCTTAATACAATACTTTAATAATCCAGAATAGTTTGGATTATCTTGGTTGTCTGGATTAGAGACTCTAGCAATATGTGCCATCGTCTTTTCTGCATCTGGTGTGACACTTACTAAATTAATAGTCATTTACCAAAACCTTTTGATTTTACTTTTCGTGATTTGACAATCTCTTCTTCTAAAATTTGTAATTGATCTCTCATAAACTTAAGTTCTTCCGTGTTGTACAAATAATCTTGTTGTAGTGCTTTTTTTAAATCACGCACTAATTGTTTAGTTCTCATTTATCAAGATTTTCATTATATTTATTATAGCATAAAAAAGAAGGGGATCAACCCCTTCGTTTTATTTTCCATACAGAAACTGAATTTCAGCATTTATGATTGTGAGAAAGATAGCAGATGCTAAACATATCTCAAGAGTTTCAATCATTTAACACTTGTAAGTTCTTTTTCTAATCTTACACCACGGTAAGTTA